GGAAAAGCTGCGCGAGAACAACTATGCATGGCCTGTAATAAGCGGAACAGAGTCTCGAGGCTACTATACCAACAGTTCCCGGATGCCAGCCGGCGGCGCCAACAGCAACTCGCCCCCTTGGGCGACGATATGAGTCGGGATGACGTTCCCACCCTCGGCCAAACTCTCAAAGATCTCCTCGTAAGTGCATGACTCTAGATCCTGCGCCCACCCATTCCCGCCGACCGTAGCAACCAATATGCGCGTAATTAACGGGATATCGGCGTTTGTCGCGGCGCCGTATGCGGTCGCGCCTGCCACTGTAGGGAATGTCATGTAACCTTTGTTAAACGTGAACCTACGCGCCTCGTAGAACTGAATCGCGGTCTGTATCACGTCTTTGATTGCGGCGACCTCGCCAGTCGCAACGCATTCGCTCGCAATCCGGGTCTGCATCTCACCATATGTGCTCATTTATTCGCTGTCCCGGACAAGAGAATGGCGCGCCCGCCCCGAAGAGAAGGCGCGCCGGGTCTTAGCTGGCAATCAAGCCAAGTGCCCGCAACTCGGCGAGCAGGGTGTTTAGCGCGGTTCCGGCGGTAGTGCCGTCCGCAGCGGGCGTAATGTCCGCAATAGCGTCCTGTTGGGCAACCGGCGTGGTTCCGAAGAACCCGACTTTTTCACCGGACTGGCCAACGCAGACGCCATCCGGGCGCCCGTCACCTACATATTCAACAGCCATGATTCAAACTCCTTTCATGGTCGATTAGTTGAGGCCCAAACGGCAAGCAAGCTCAGGACGTTGAGCGAGATAGCCGTAAAGAACATCGATACGAGTGGCGAACACGTCGTTGATGATGTCGTAATCGCTGACTACCCGCATCGAGATACCGTCGAACACCTCGCGAGCGCCGAAGTGGACGCCCTGTGGCATCTGTAGGTCGGCGGAAACGAACGTGAACGCGTCTTTGTGGTATCCGAGATTGATGTAGTAGTCCGCGGACCCGGCAATCGCCGTGGTGTCGTCCGACTCGGTTTTCTGGATCGCTGCACCATCCGCCGGTGCGGCAGAAACGTTCTGCTTGGCCCCGCTGGATACGATGGCCGGCGAGATCGGGATCTCCGAGTAGGAAGTGCTGACATCCGCCGTCACGGTGAACTGCTTCAACCGCGAATAGGCGACCTTTGTTTCCCAATGCACGTCGTAAACACCCGCGATGGTGATAACATCGCCCTTCTTGTAGGTGCCAGTGACAGTGCCATCAACGGTCAGCGTCGATCCATCGACGTTTGATGCGGCAACATCGGCGCCAGTATCAACGCCCGCCTCGGTGCCGGTGGTGTGCAACGGAAGAACCGTGTTCTGATACACCATGTCATAGCCGAAGAACTCGTTGCCGATCAAGCCCTTGCGATACTGATCGCTGATTTTGGTGCGATCATTGTAAAGCGAGGTATTCGCGTTCACGAGGTCGCTGTTGGCCTGCGGCGTGAGAAGCAAGCACCGGTCACCATTCGGGGCCAACGATTCCGTCAGCCGCTGTTGGGTTGCCAGAACCAGAGCATTGGTTGCGGACGCACCAACATCCGACACCTCGTTCGCCACATCCTTATACATCGACAGCGCATCACTCTCGATATGCGTTGCCAGAACCGACATGGCCGGCTTTAGGATGCGGCTTGAGAAGTCGTCCAGTTTCAACGTCAAATCGGCGCTGGTAAACGCCATATCCACGCCCTTTTGGGTGGCGAGTGTAAGCGTCTTGGACGACTCCGAGGTGTCCTGTACGTTCATGGTCTGCCCGGTGCGGACAGTGTAGGCATTCGGCTCGCGAATCTTGAGTTGCGAACCGATCTTGGCGCCAGACTTGGCGAATTGGCTGTCGTACTGGCGGTCGATAGAACCGACGAAGTTCAGATTGGCGTGCAGAATGCGCAACGCCTCCCGCGTGACCATCGTCGGCGTTAGAAGTGAATTAGACATTTAAATGCGCTCCAAATGCGGCATTCAGCCGCCCGAAAGTTGTTTGTTGCGCGCTTTAATCCATTCCGCCGTCGATTGTCGGTCAGTTGGTCCAGTGTTGCGGCTGGCCCTGCCCTTTGCCTTGGGCAGCGGCTCCACGTTTTTGGACTCCGCCGGTCGCGCCTTCTTTGGCTGTTTGCGCTGTTCGAGTACCTGTTGCCCGATGCGTGCAAGGTCTAGGACTTTGGCAACCTTCCAATCATTTCCGATTGCGGTTTCAATCTCTTTGTCACCGAAACCAAGCTGCTTGCCAAAGGTCTTAACCTCTGTTGCCCTCGCATCGTTCCAATCAGGTATATTTGCCCTCAAAGCTTCCTGGTTCTTGGCAACATGGTCGGCGCGTTCGCGCTCCATCTTGCTGCGAGCCTCGTTAGCCTTTTCAGACACTTCTTGCGCCGTAACATCTCTTTGGTCCTTTAATAGATTGAACTGAAAGAGCATGTTTTGCGCGAGATCTGGATTTTCCTGTTGCAGCCGCGGCCAATCAAGCTCGCGGTATTCCTTTAACTGTTGGTCGATTGCCCGTAGATTCTGGAAAGATTCCCCTACTTCGGCCTCGATCTTTTGGCGCTCGGCGTAGGATTCTCTCTCGGCTTCAAACTGTTTGCGCTGCTCCGCAACTTCCTGCGTCTTGCGCGTGTAGTCGGCGTGACGCATGTATGCGTCTTTAAACTTCGCCGGGACTTTGACTGTTTCCCCGTCAATCTCAAGGTCAACGGTTTCCGGTTCCTCTAAATCGCCGTCATCCTCGGCGTCATCATCTTCGGCATCATCGTCAAGCTGGTCTGCGTCTTCCGCTTCGACCTCTTGACCGTCGTCGTCTGCCTCAATGGCTTCGGGTTCGTTGTCTTCGGGGGTTGCGACTTCCGTTTGCTCATCCGGCGCGGTCGCATAGTCATCCGTCATAAGTCATCCCTTCTATCCGGTCATTTTGGAACTTCGCTTGATCAAGCCTCAACTTCGCATCCGCCTCCATGCGGTCTGTCATGGCGCGGTATTCATCGATCTTCGCCCGGAACTCATCGATCCGCACCTTTGCGGCGTCGATCTTAACCTTTTCGACCTCTACGGATTTGTCTTGCTCCATGGCGCGGAGCTTCATTTCCGCCTCATCCGCTTTCTGCCGCGCCTCTTGGATCGCCTTTGATTGCATCGGGTCTGTTTGCGCTGGCACCATAGACTTGAGCCGCTCCGCGATCTCATCCGCGCCAGGCCAATCCAGGTTCTTGACCAACAGATCGCCCACAACCGGCGCCGCATCCGGGTAAGCCCGGACAAGCTCCATCATCTGCGTTGACGCCTCTTCGCGCCTGGTGGTGAACCCTGGCCCAACATCAACAACAAGATCATACCTGCCGGCGGTCAAGTCATAGACGGGCGCTTGCGGGTTAGAGTAGTCTCGCTGCCCACCTAACTTAGCGCTCGATTCAACGTCGCCGCTCTCTCCGAGAATGCGAACAATGCGGCCGGGGCCAAACACCTTTGGGATGATATCGACCAGTTGCGCGCCGAGGTATGTGATCCCACGGCTCAGGTTATCGATGAAGTGAAACGTGGAAATATCGCCTTCACGCTGCCTTGCGTTGATCGCAACGCCGCTTGTCTCATTCGACCGAGCGCCTATCGATGCATCGAACATGCCCATTGTGGCCTTCATGTCGTCGGAAGCGTTTAGGCTCTCTTGGATCATGCCGGCGGGGACGCCCGCAAACATCTGGCGCTGCGGGGGCGGTGCGCCACCTACAGGGTCGTATTCCATATAAGGCCATGTCTGCGTGTGCGCGGTTTGCCACTTGTGCGCGTCAGTCGAGAACTGCCCAACCGCGCCGACATAGGGATTTTTGGGGGCCAGCGCGACAATCTCAGTGGAACATGTGCGCCAATAGTTGAACATGCGCTGCGAGTCTTTGGCGTCACGAAACATCGATCGCAGATGAAGCTTGCCATCAACGTTTACACGCTCGCCATAGACGGGAATAATCGGGATATGCCCTCCAACCCACTCATTCTCTTCCATGGCCTCCGCGCCGTTCATAAGGTACTGCATCACCTTATGCGTGCGGGTCATCCGTTGAGCATGGACGGTCAGGCCGAAGAAGACTTCCGGGTGATCTTCGTATTCATCCTGGCGGACAACAACACGCTCGCCATTCTCGCCGACCAACAGCAAAATAGGCCGCTGTTCTTCCGTCCGCTTCCAATATTCGGCAATGCCGACACCATCGCCTTTATCATCGTCAACGGGCTCGCCGTTCTCCCAATCGACCTTTTCGGCATCGGGGAACCGGGATTCGAATTCCTTGCACGAGAGCTTGTCCACAACAAAACCGCAATTCCAATCGCTTCCGTCCGGCGACGTTGACCAAGGGTCGCCATAAATAGAGAACGGGTTTTCCACGGCGGAAATGCGCGGTTCAGTGTCAAACGTGTCGTCGTGAATATATTCCAGGTCCAGGCGCAGATACCCAAAGCCCATAGTTACCGCGTAATCAATCGCGGTGTCATAGGCCATACCTGAATTGGAAACTTGCTCGATGTGGCGAATTATGCCGTTGTAAACGTCTGCGGTCTGCACGTCCGCGTCATCATCGACGGGACGCACCCTGATCTGCGGCTTGTTCAGCCGCGCGTCGTTCACAACTTGGCGGATAAACGACGGGATCTTGTTGATGGTTAGGCAAGGTCGCCCTTCCCGCTCGCGATTCCGCTTGACCTCCTCGTCCCATTGCTCGCCTAGTCGGCTAAACTTGAGGTCGTCCTCGGCCTCTTCGCGGTTGTCCGACTCATGCTCGCGCGCTTCC